GACTCATGGAGTTGCACTGCCGCGCCGAACACGCCGCCTTCAACGTCATCGAAGGCTTAAACGAACTCAACCGCATCGAAGCCGAAGGCGCTTTCAAACTGCACCAAGCGTTTGCTGAGTGCATCGCTGCGATTGACGCTGCATCCGCAAAACTGAGGAACCCGCAATGAAGGTCTACGAGAAGATTGCTGCTGTCACCGCCGAACTATCCAAGATCGGCATCAGTAAAGACAGCAAGAACCAGTCGCAGGGCTACGCTTTCCGTGGCATTGACGCTGTGTACGGTGCGCTCTCGCCGCTGCTGTCAAAGCACGGCCTGTGCATCCTGCCTCGCGTCACCGACCGACAGGTTATCGAGCGCCAGAACCGCCAAGGCACAGCGCTGTTCTACGTCACGCTGACTGTAGAGTTTGACTTCGTGGCCGCCGAAGACGGCAGCAAGCACACGGTCATCACCGTAGGTGAGGCGATGGACTCAGGCGACAAGGCCAGTAACAAGGCCATGTCTGCCGCTTATAAGTATGCCGCCTTCCAAGCGTTCTGCATCCCGACTGAGGGCGACAACGACGCCGACTCACAGACGCATGAAGTCGCCGCAGCCACTACCGATCCTGCCGTAGAAGCAGCCGTGCAATTAGCAGCCACTATCGAGGAGTTAAACGGAATATGGAAAAGCCTAAACGCAAGCGAGCGAAAGGTGCATCTGAGCCTGTTCAGCGAAAAGAAAAGCAAGTTGGCCTCGGCCTAAAGGAGCAGAGGCTAGTGAAAGAAATACTAAGTGATGTTGAGTCATACATCGTGGCTTGGTCGCTGACCAATACCGTTGAGATGATGGAACAGATGATCGAAGAGCGTGAGTCGGGTTTGTACCCCAACGGCGTGTTTGAGAAGAACAAGGCCAAAGACCTGCGCTTGATAAAAGATCATCGGGATGCGGCCAAGATTGTCTTGTCGTGGTATCAGGTGCCCGGACATGAAAACTTATACTAAACCGTCTCGTTACAACCCACGCATTACGTTTGAGCAGTACAAAGTGCTGCGCGAGCGTAGAGCCGATGCCAAGGCCAACAAGAAGCGCATCAACTACAAACCGTTGGCGCAGGAGTGGGGGATGAACCCCATGCTTATGGCTTCTGCACTGCACCGTGGCATAAAACAATACGATTACCTGCTCTGGAAGCAAGGTGAACTGCAATGACTCCTTACTACGCGCTGATGTCGGACTACGAAATCATCGGTCACACAATGGCGATCCCTGATTCGTCAGAACTATCGCAAGCGTTGGCTGAGAAGTTGAGGCGCGTATTAGAGCAACGGGACGAGGCAACTAGCCGACTTGTTGTAGTTACAGAAAAGATGGAGCGTCTTGAGCGCGAGTGTCGAGAACTTAAACGTCTCATGGAGACAGGAGAAGAGTGATGGAGCAAAGGACAACAGAGTGGCACTCTGCCCGTCTGGGCAAGGTGACTGCCTCTAAGGTGGCTGATGTAGTGGCACGCACGAAGAGTGGCTACGCCGCGACTCGCAACAACTACATGGCGCAATTAGTGTGCGAACGCTTGACCGGCAAGCCGACCGAAGGGTTTAGCAATGCCGCAATGGAATGGGGTGTCGAGCAGGAAGGCGCAGCGCGTGATGCGTATAGCGCCAAGGTGGGTGAACTCGTTACCGAGGTGGGTTTTATCAACCATCCGGCAATTCAGATGGCAGGAGCCAGCCCTGACGGATTGGTCGGCGTGAACGGCTGCGTTGAGATCAAATGCCCCTCAACTGCTACGCATATTGAGTACCTTTTTGAGCGTGAGCCGCCGCAGAAATATTTTTATCAGATGCAATGGCAGATGGCCTGTACGGGTACGGACTGGTGCGATTGGGTCTCATACGATCCGAGGATGCCCGAGGAGTTACAACTGCTGGTGGTGCGTATCCCAAGGGATACAGACTGCATCACGCTCTTGGAGAAAGAGGTGCAAGAGTTTTTGGCTGAGTTAGATGATAAGGTTTCTAAATTGAAGGAGATGACCCTGTGAATTACGACAACACTAACCGTGGCGTGCTGTTTCCGAATGACAAGAAAGGAAATGAGAAGCGCCCGGACTTTACTGGCGACCTGAACGTGGGCGGCACGGAATACAAACTGTCTGCGTGGAAAAAGTCGTCAAAGGCTGGCAATAACTTTTTGTCCATTAGCGTCCAATTAAAGGAAGGCCAGCAGATGCCGCAGAAGGCACCGCCTGCGGGTACGCTAACCGAGGACAACTGGTCAAAGGCTGACCTCAACGATCCGTTGGGCTTCTAATGATCAGCGAAGAGAGAGCCGAGAAAGCGCTACGGTATCTCGTCGATACAGACGAGCCGTGTGCGCTTGCTAAGGCTGAAATGGAGCGTGCCGAGTATGGCTGGAAGGCGACCCGTGAGGCCGTCTTTACTCATGCCGAGGGTACGGTGGCGGAGCGGCAAGCGATTGCCGCGACCCACCACGCCACGAAGGAAGCGCATGAGCGATACTGTGCGGCTGTGGCGCTGTACTCCAAGATGGCGAATAAGCGCGAAACCGAGCGCATCGTCCTCGATACATGGCGCACCATCTCGGCCAACCGACGAATGGGTAGTCCATAAAAAAAGTCCCACCGAAGTGGGACTAAGGACTCTCTAGGAGAATTACACGGAGAAAATCGCAATGCTCCGTGAGAATAGCAGACTAATGGGGTAATGCAATGGATGAATACGAAAGTCTCGCGGATGGTGATGTATCGCAGTTGGCACCGGCTGACTGGTTTAAACGATTCGTTTACGTTGCCGAGGGCGACCTGTTTTTCGATGTAAAGACGCATCAGGACTATTCCCGGCAGACGTTTAACGCCCTGTTTCGGGGTACGCCGTGCTACTCCGTACACAACAAGGCTAGGCGCATCGAGGCGGCCACGTTCTTCGATGAGAACCGAGCGGCTATGGGTAGTTACGTCGCTAACGCCCTGACCTATGCACCGGGTGAAACCGAGTTGTTGAAGAAGGCTGGGGTGGGCTACGTCAATAAGTGGAAGGACTCACGGCCAGCCGCACAGAGCGCGGACGTAACGCTGTGGCTGAACCACTTGCACCGGATGATCCCTGCCGACTTCGAGCGCGAACACGTTCTGAACGTGATGGCCTATAAACGCCAGAACCCGCAGCGCAAGATAAACCATGCCGTGCTGCACACGGGTTTGCCGGGTGGTGGTAAGGACACGCTCTGGGCGCCTTTCCTGTGGTCTATTGGCGGCGGTTCGCTAAAGAATATAGCCGTGGCTAGGGCTGAAGAGGTCGCTGGCTCGTGGGGCTATACCTACGAGTCCGAGGTGATTGTGCTAAACGAGATTCGATACCGCAAGGGCGATGACCGCAGGGCGATGGAGAACAACCTCAAACCTGTAATCGCTGCGCCGCCTGAAATGCTGTTGGTCAACAAGAAGCAGCAGCACCCGTACTATGTGGTCAACCGTATCTTCGTGCTGGCTTTCAGTAACGACCGAGCGCCAATTACGATCCCGGCTGATGACCGTCGCTGGTTCGTTATTTGGTCGCAAGCCCCTCGCTTACCGGACGATGAAGCCGCGAGGCTCTGGGATTGGTACGGCAACGGTGGGTTTGAGGCTGTGGCCGGTTATCTGGATGCGCGAGACGTTAGCCGATTCAACCCCGGAGCCATACCGCCTACGACTGACGCTAAACTGGCAATGGTCGATCTTGGCATGTCAGGCGGTGAGGCTTTCATCGCTGACATGGTGCGGTCACGCCGTGGGCCGTTCTCTCGCGGCGTTGTAGGCTCTCCGTGGTCAGGGGTGCTGTCTGACGTTGCTGCCGTGACCGACGGCCATAAACCGTCCCGTGAGACGTTATTCGTGGCACTACGGGAAAGCGGGTGGCGAGATATTGGCCGAGTGCAAAGCCGCGAGTATCCAACGCCAAAGCATTTATGGATTGTTCCCGAGTTGGCCGAGCGCAGTAAGTCTGAACTTCGAGCCATTGCCGAGGGCAAGCCTGACCTACAGATGGTGAAATAAGAGAGGGGGCGCGTAGCCCCCTCGTTTAGTCGTCGAACAGTACTGATGCCAGTACGGTCAGGGCTACGGCTATCAGGAATCCCGCCATAGTGTCGCCCTCGCAGTATCTACGCAGCGCCCTAAATACGTGATCCAGTATCGGCGCGTGCAACGGGTTAGCCGTGGATAGGATGGGGTCAGCCCCCATCGTTCGTGAAACTCGGTCATGTTTCGCCCTTCGCACGGATGGCTTTGGCAATGTAGGTCGCAGTGCCGTTCGTGTCGTCAATTTCTTGCGCTACTAATTCAGCCACTTTTGCACACGCCTCCCGCTCGGCTGCGGCAACGAAATTGGCGAAGCGTTCAAGTTCAAACCAAGTCATCACCACATAGTCGGTGCGCCCGTATAGACTTTCAGGCTCCCCCGCTCCCGCCTCTTGCGCCAATCGGATGATGTCGTCGCGGATCATGGCTCACCCCTCGCACGGATGGCTTGTTGCTCACTTGCATAGTGCGCTGCACACACGGCTTGTCTTTCGTGATCTGGTATTCCCCACAACTCCGTGCCGTCTCCCTTTCTCGCATAAAGCGGTATTGGGTTGTCCCACCCCTTTGCTACTTCCTCGACAGAAGTAATCCTGTTATGGGTTTCAAACGGTGGCTCTGGCTGTAAGCGTTGCATCCATGCAATAGGCTTTTCCTCCAATGCGGCTTCTGCCACGAGGGCGGCGAAGCGTTCAAGTTCCTGCCAATCGTCTTCGTCACACTCGGCGTAGGCAATTGCTAATCCAGCCTCTTGCGCCATTCGGATGATGTCGTAGCGGGTCATTTCATTTTCCTCCCAACTTTTGCCGCGGTTTGCACAATGGCTCGGCGGGTAGCGGCGTAAAGGTCTTTTTTCCCCATTCCCTCTTGATATCCATACTCGGGTTCATCAAAGCCAATGTTTATGTTTCCAGCAACTACCCCACCGTTGTAATCAGTATCAATAGTCATTTCCAACTTCACCGCCAACCGCAGCGCATCGCCGTCGTCGTCAAGGGGGTTCCACACAACGGTTTCTCCATTCAAGGTGCGATGGCACGGTTCAATAACTCCACCCTTCCCATCGGACATGCGCGAAAACCAAACTTCAATCCCCGCCGCTTTCGCAGCGAGTTCAAGTAGTTCTTTATCGTCGCGGGTCATGGTCTACCCTCCAATGCGCGGCGCACTTCCTCCACAAAAGGCGCGAGTTCCCTAACCGTCAAGTCGTCATCCCATGCGCTCATAAACGCCCGCACAGCCGTTTGGAGCCGCGCAGGGTCAGCCGGGGCGCGGTAGGTGAGGGGTGTATCGTCGTCGGCAAACATGGCTTCTAATTCTTGCAAGGTTGGAAAGTGTGGTTTTTCCATAAATCACCAATAAACGGAAATAGGGTTGATACGGCGGCTAGATCGCCAGTTCGGAGGCGGTACGTGTCGCCAATCGTGGCCGCGAGCGTACCAGTACCCCAGTTGCCACAGTTTATGCAGACGCATACGGCCTCCGCAGTTGGTAACGGGCATAGCGTTTGCCGTTCTTCGTTTCGTTAATGCACTCGATGTCCATACCCTCACGGCGAAGGTCGGCAATACGGGCAGCAAGCCTGAAGCATCCGTAGTCCTGCAAGGCGTCTAGCGGGGTAAGCGACCGCCCTAAAATTAGGGCGGCGCGTATCTGGTCATTCTGCGACATCTGCGGGGTCTCCTAGGTTGACTTCCTCGACATCCCAATCCAATTCGCTGTGGACGGTATAGCCCGCCTTCACGATTTGTAGCGCAATCTCGGCGGCATCGTCTTCGTCTCTGGCTTCTACGCTCACAATCTCTTGGATTGAGGTAAAGAGCACGACATCGTACGTTCTCATGCAATGACCTCCGCGCCGTCCGCGTCAATACGGACGCGCTCGATAGGTTCGTCGGTAACGTCAAACACTTCCCACCCCATGACCTCGCCTCCGATTAGTTCGTCAAACTGCCAAGTGGCGGGGTGGTATGCGTCCTCGTCCTCGTCAATTTCTAGATGAATTATGACAGCGTACTTTTTCATGCGGCCTCCTGCGTGTTGGCTACCTTAACGGTCGGCGGCCAACCTGACTCGCACACCCAATAATAGTCACCGCCAAACTCTCCGCCGAAATAAACGCCAGTCCAGCCTAAACGCTCCACGAGGCGCTGTGCGACCCTGGCATGGTCTTGGTCAAAGTCCAGCGAGTAGTCACGCGGTAACGTGAGCGAGCCAGCCTCACACGATGCGGTGATGCGTGTACCGCGAGTATTGGTTGGGCCGTAGTAGCGGGTGCGAATTGCTTGCATTGTTTTATCTCCGATTAGTTATTAGTTGCGGCAGTAATCGATTAGGGCAGCGATACCGGCAGCGGTGATGCTCCCGGCTCCGAGTGTAAAGGAATCTATTACGAAGGCAACACAAGCGAGGGTGAAGCCTACGAATACGACAGAGTTAAGGAAGTGAGTCATTTTGCAGACTCCATATAAGCGCTAAGGGTGGCGGTGAAGTGAGCGTCAAAGTCAGCGAATGACTCAGGATTGTTCAAAGACTTTCGCCAATGAATGCGAGCACGCTCGATCTCTAGCGGTAATTGAGCAAGAGGCAGGCTTCCATCTTCTACCTGCTCAATGAGGTAGTTAGCCTCACACAAAGCCTCTTCTTTTTCGTAATCGTATGTTCCGGTGAAGTCTGTGGTTTGCATGGCTAGTTGCTCCGTGTTTGTTGTCAACGTCTGCAGGGTCTCACATCTGCGTTATGAATGTAAAGGATTATTTTACGGAGATAGTATGCTGCAACGCTAGGTATCTGTTGCGTTAGTAAGTTAGTAAGCGTTAGTAAAAGTAGAACGAGAAAACTACTAACACTTAAACTACTGAAAAACAAAGAGAAATAAGCATTGTTAGTAAAAAATAGGGATGATGGTTGGTTTGAGAAAAGAGTTGATACATAAAATGTATGTAAGTATTTCGTGATTATTTTACTAACAGAGTATGAAATGCCTTTATTTATAGGGGTTTAGTGTTAGTAGTCTGTTTTACTAACACACCCTCTCGTTTTTACTAACACTCCGCTTGTTGCACCTACGCAACAATGACTGTTGCATCCACGCCACAACGTAGCCATGTTGCACAAACGCAACGCGTTGCACTCACGCAACATAACGTATTGCAAACGATTCTGTTATGGCTAATGAGAATGGTTAGCGTCCAGGGTTGTGGTAGACATGCAACCATCCGTGGTGCAAAAACAACAGGGGGGGTAGGGCCATGGGTTGACCGGTCACGATTACGATGCCCTCACAAAAACTTTTTAATTTTTTTTTATTAACGCTCTCCACTAATAAACCTTTTACCGTTATCCTTTATTAGCAACGTCTGACCAGATGCGCTGGTAGCGACCGAGAGGTAACTGAAGCGGTTTTGATGACTTGGATAATTTGGATGTCCAAGAGCCGCGCCATCTAAGGCACTAAACGTCTACGACGCTTCCGCCTCGGCACACAGGCTCCACGGTTGTTGGAGATCGCGGCCTCCCGGCAGGATCACCCTGCACGTTGCTCTTCCTTCCTTGCCAAACCTTCTGTTACAGTCCGCTTATGTCGATACGTATGTCGGAGTTGGAGTGGGCAGAGTTTGCTGCCAAGTCTCTGGTATGCCGCTCTTGCTTCTGGGCCGCTCAGGTGACTAGGGTTGCTGAGAAGGTCTGGTGTGCCCACGCTGTCCACCACGGCTGGATGTCTGACGTTCCCGCCTGTTCTGGCAAAGAGTTCCGGTATGAACCTCGTAACAGAATCCTTTAAGTCCATTCCTTTTGCGCCTCGTGAACTGAAGGCATCGCCGGAGGTTCTGCAAAAGATTTACGACGCCGCCAAACTCGGGCTAAAGGGTGATGCCTTGGCCTTTGCGGCTGGGTTGCTGCCCGTTGAGTACCGTAGACTCTGCCAATTAGATAACGCGGCTGCGGTCGCCGAGGGGAAAGGTCGTGCGGACTCTGAAGTTGAGGCAGCGTCGGCCTTGCGAGAAGGCGCGATTAACGGGGACACCAAAGCGGCGCTTGCCCTGCTCCAAAACCTTCATGGTTGGGTGGCTAAACAGCAAGTCCAAGTTGATATCAAATCCCAAATTAGTATTGTCGCCGCGCTGCAAGAGGCAGAATCTCGCGTCTTGGCGGGCCGCGTATATGACGCTACACCGGATCAATTAGCGCATGAACCCGCGCAAACCCTGACGCTGAAGGACGAACGTGCAACAGCCGATCTATAGCCCCGAAGAAGAAGAGTTGCTGATGAGCAAACTCTGGTCGCCCGTTATTAAGGACGACCCAGAGGCTTTCGTGCTACTTGCTTTCCCTTGGGGCCAGAAAGGCACGCCACTAGAACACTTCAAGGGTCCGCGTAAGTGGCAGCGGGAAATCCTGCGCGACATCGCCGCCCACACTGCGAAGAATAAGGCCGCAACCTCCTACGAAGTCCTGCGTATGGCAACGGCTTCCGGTCGCGGTATCGGTAAGTCTGCGCTCGTGTCGTGGCTAATTCTCTGGATGCTCAGTACCCGGATTGGCTCAACGACCATTGTGTCGGCTAACTCGGAAGCGCAGTTACGCTCGATTACATGGGCCGAAATTACTAAGTGGGCAGCGCTCCTCATCAACTCGCATTGGTTTGAGATTAGCGCCACCCGCGTGATGCCTGCTAAGTGGCTTGCCGAACTCGTTGAACGTGACCTTAAGAAAGGTACTCGTTACTGGTCTGTTGAGGGTCGTCTGTGGTCCGAAGAGAACCCCGACTCGTATGCCGGTGTCCACAACTTCGATGGCGTTATGGTCATCTTCGACGAAGCCAGCGGTATCCCTGACCCCATCTGGTCGGTGACGGCAGGCTTTTTTACGGAAAACACCCCGCACCGTTTCTGGCTGTCGTTTAGCAACCCCCGTCGTAACGAGGGCTACTTCTTCGAGGCGTTCCACTCTAAGCGTGCGTTCTGGAACACCCGCAACATTGACGCTCGCACCGTTGAAGAGACGGATAAGTCGGTGTATCAACAGATTATCGACGAATACGGCATCGACTCACCGCAAGCCAAGGTGGAAGTCTATGGCGAGTTTCCTTCTGAGGGTGATGATCAGTTTATTCCTCCTAGTCTGGTGGATCAGGCTATTGCTCGCCCTGCTTATAAAGACGAAACCGCACCGATAATTATTGGCGTTGACCCCGCCCGATCTGGCGCTGACTCCACGGTTATTGCCGTGCGTAAAGGTCGAGACATCATCGCCATTAAGCGCTTTAAAGGCGAAGACACGATGGAGATTGTTGGCCGAGTTATTGACGCGATTGAAGAGTACCAACCCACCTTAGTCGTCCTCGACGAAGGCGGACTAGGCTACGGCATCCTTGATCGCTTGAAAGAGCAGCGCTATAAGGTAGTGCGTGGCGTTAACTTCGGATGGAAGTCCAAGACCCCGGCTATGTGGCAAA